ATTCGTCTGGAACGATATCTTCGGCACCGACTCCGTCCCTGTCACTCGCATCGAAGCTATGAGTGTCCCCTCAATCGTCGGTGGCCGTGGCCTACTCCTTGGGGCTCTCGCAGGACGGCCCCTGCGGGAGCTCCAAGGTCGAGAACTAGCAAAGCCTCAACCCTCCTGGCTATACCGGACAAACACCGACGTGTCATTGTGGCATCGCATGGCGCACACCTTCGACGACTGGATTTTCTACGGGGATTCTCTGTGGGCTGTCGAGCGCGGTGCTCGAGACCAAATCACGGACGCCGTCCGAATACCGCGCGACCGATGGAGTATAAACACGGAGAACCTCATAGTGGTGGGCGACACGCCAGCCGATAAGGACCAAGTCCTCTACCTTCCCGGACCTTTCGAGGGACTCCTCAACGTCGCCGCCAAAAGCATCAGAGCAGCAGTCGACCTTGAGGCCTCAATGGCAGGGAGGGCTCGCACACCGTCGCCCGCAATCGTCCTCAAAGAGAAGGAAGACAACGGGATGGATCAGGGGGAGGCGACCAAATATGTGAAGGCTATATCTCAAGCCCGCCGAGATCCAGACGGCGCGGTCATGTTCGTCCCCTACTCCCTCGACGTCACTTTTGAGGGTGACACCGCCTCCGACCTTATGATCGAAGCTCGCAACGCGGTCAAGCTAGACGTCGCAAACTTTCTCAACCTTCCAAGCTCTTTGCTCGACGCAGCACTCCCCAAGGCGTCACTGAACTACCAAACCCAAGAGGGCAAAGAAAAGGATCTTACCGACCGGCTCCCCTATTGGACCGAGCCGATGGAGTCTCGCCTAAGCATGGACGACGTGACCGCTCGCGGCCGTCGTATACGTTTCGAGTTCGATGCAAACCCTACCCAGCCGGGCGGGCAAACCGCTCCCTATGCAGAGGACTAAACAATGGTTATCGCCTATATAGAAGCGGGTTCTCTCAGCGCATCCCTCGCCGATCGCGTTGTCACAGGACTACTTCTGCCTTTTGGGGAGGTAGGACGCACTAACCTTGGCCGTTTCACTATTGCCGGCCCTGGAATTATCAGCATCCCGGACGACGTTAGCGTCCTCCAAGCAAACCTCGAACACGACCAGTACGAGCCGGTGGCACGATTTTTGACCACCACAGAAACGAGCGCCGGCATCGTCGCTAGTTTCCAAATTGGTCGCAACCCCGAGGGAGACGCACTGCTCGCAGAAATCGAGCAAGGCGCCAAAACAGGTCGACTCAAATCACTATCAGCGGAGGTAAAAAATATGGTAATCAAAGCAGGCAAAGCGATCGCAGGCACCCTCACCGGCGCAGCCTTCGTTGACAAGGGAGCGTTTCCTAGCGCACGACTCGCAGCAGCAGACACAGTCGACGAAGAAATCCTCGACCGTATCGACGAAGAACTGGAAGAACAGCAGCCCGCCGATCTCCCGCTCATGCCAGAGCTCACCACTGACGAGTACACCGACGAAGACGGTAACGTATGGAATCGCACAATCTCTCGGACTAAGACGGCCCTCGACGGTGTCGTCACCATCGAAGAAAGCATTACCCTTTCCCCCATTGAGTTAGACGTAGAACCCAACCCAGAAGAACCGGAGGCACCAGATATGATTACACCCCTCGCAGCGGCAATCCCCGCCGCTTTGCGCAACCCACGACGCGCAGCCCCTCAACCATCGTCTCTCAAAGCAAGCGATATTTTTCAGATGATCGCCTCCGCCCACCGGACCCGCGATTCTCGCCTCATGGCAGCGCTAGAAGACGTCAACATTACGGGGTCCGGTCAAGTAGGCACCGCAACCGTTGTCCCCCAGTACGTCGGAGAACTGTGGAGCGGCCGACGTTTCCAACGCAAAATTATTCCCAACCTGGCCTCCGCAGAGCTCACTTCCACCAGCGTCATCGGATGGAGATTCACCACCAAGCCCATCGTCGCCACCTGGTCAGGTAACAAGTCCGACGTCCCAAGCAACGCACCTGTCGCCGAGTCGTTCACCGTACCTCTCCAGCGTTTCGCCGGCGCTTGGGATATCGCGCGCGAGTTCGTCGACTTTGGCCAGGTCGACGTCATTGCCTCGATGCTTGGCTACGCGGTCGACTCCTACGCGAGGCAGTCCGACCTGTACGTCCTCGAGGCCGCACTCACAGCGGCAGGCGCTGGCACAGCAGTAGGGACCGTCCCCGCAGGTATCTCGCCCGCCCTGGTGAAACTAGTGGAAGGTGCGCTCGCTATTATTGAGAACGCAGACGCCCTCCCCACGTTCGCGATTGTCGCCTCCGATGTCTACCGCGAACTGGCACTTATCCAGACGAATAACGCGCTCGAGTTTCTGAATATGAGCCTGGGACTGGAAGAAGGAGATCTTACCGGTTTCCGTATCATCCCCAGCGCGACCCTCGACGCCGGAGACGTCCTCGTTGGGAACCGCGACGCAATCAAAGTTCACGAGCTTGCCGGGTCTCCCATCCGTGTCAACGCTCTGGACATCGTGAAGGGTGGAGTGGACGAGGCAGTCTTTGGCTACTGCGCAGCGAGGATCGACGACCCCGCAGGGCTCGCTCGTATCATCAACTAAGCCTAACCACGCACCACGAGAGGAGGGGATCCGATGACGTACTTCTATATGGGAGATATCCCTGCGGCAGCGCTTATCGTGTCCCCTTCCCTCAATGGCGAACCCATCACCCTCGAGCCTCTCGACGACGTGGTCGTCCTCATGACCGACCCCTCCGGCGACGAAATAACGACGCTAACCGCCACGGTCGACGAGCAAGAAATTAAGGTCACTTTTCCGCTCGCCTCTGTGTTTACGCAGGAGGGTATATACACGCTGACCGTCGTCATCGATCACACGCCCAACGAGGGAGGCGTAGGAATCCAGCAGGGTGACCCTATCCGCCTAGTCGTAGACGCCACGAGTGCAGAATGGGCAACCCTGGCACTCGCGCGAAACCAGTGGGTGGATGCCCGCGCTATCGACGACCCCATCCTTCATGACCTCCTCCAGCTTGCGAAGAATCAGGTCATCGAGTACGCGCCCGTATTGGCAGGGGCCGCGCCGGTCCCTTTGCCTTACCGTCTTGCACAGGTTGCGCAGGCAAAGAACGTGTACAACGGATCCCTCGTCGACTCTGGATCCGGCGACATTGGGAGCGACACCTTCCAAATCCGACCTTTCCCTCTGGACTGGCAGATAAAACAGATGATTAGGCCTCGCCGTGGGACGCCGGTCGTCGGATGAGTTCATTCCGCAAAGAGGCGGCGGCGCAGCTGCGTGCAGCACTTCCCACAAAGTGGACCTTCATCGACGACGAGCGCTCCCTCAACGCGCTGTCTCGCCCTACGGTCGTCATGTCACAGCGCGACCTGGAGCCCTCCCTCATCGCCCCGCTGTCCTACATATCGGCGTCGTTTGCCGTCATCGTCCTCTCCGAGCACACAGACCCTGTGGCAGCCGAAAACGCACTCGACGACCTACTAGTGGTCACGCTTAACGCCATCGGCACCCTAGCCGGCCTTACCTGGACCAAGGCGACCAAGGTGGTCCACCAGGAGCGTCACATGGGATACGAAATCACGACCCTCGCAACCATCCAACTCGACTAGGAAACAGGAGAACCCCCTTATGGCAATAATCACCCCAACCCCCCTCTATTTTGACGACGTAATTCTTACCATCGACGGCGACGATTACGCGCCGGCCGCATCCCAGGCCACACTCGAACCCAACACAAGCACAACCGTTTTTCACGGTCTCAAGCCAGACGACAACTTCCCGGCGTCGTCGACCGACTGGGCTCTCACGGTAGCTTTCGTTCAGGACTGGGACTCAGCGACCTCCCTCGCCCGATTCTTGTTCGCTAACCAAGGCTCCACCATTGCGACAACGCTTAAGCCTAAGTCTGGCAGCGGACCATCGTTCGAGATGGACTTGCACATTGTCCCCGGGTCCGTCGGTGGCACCACCAGATCACACGCGACGACCACCGTCACCCTCCCTGTCAAAGGTTATCCCGCACTCGTCGAGGCCTAACGTGTTGCACGTCTCCGCTCTCGCCTCGAGGGAGATCCAGCTTTTGGTCCTCACCTTGAGGGAGGCCGAGCCGGAAATACGCAAAGCAATCAACAAGGCAAGCAAGGACACAATCACAACAATCTGGAAGCAGCAGATACTCGAGACCTCCAACGCTACCGGAGGGAAAACTCAGAAGGCACGAATCAAACTGATAGCAAAGACAGCGAAGGTCACAGTGGGCAATAGGGGAGTGACTCTGACAGCAGCGACCACCGGGCAACCTCTATCGGGTGGCCTCTCCGGGAAGACTAACTGGCAAGGACTCGAGTTTGGGGCCACCGCAAAAAAGGCGACCGTGAGCTTCACTAACGGCGCCGGCACCCAATACACCCAAGTAAGAAACGTCTTTGCCCAGCTGGACTTTCGCCGCAAAAAAGGCTATCTATTCTATCCCGCCGCACGAAAAGCGGTC